TAAATTCTGTCAATATAATTATCCCGAAGTTCAGTATCATCCTGAAATTGAGAACCTTGATTATGTTTAAATCCCAAAGCTTCAAAAAAATCCATATCGATTATAGAAGCTCCAGTTGCAACTATAGCATCCACCATATTGTACTTAGCTAAATCTGAATAAATTTGCATACAACCTCCCGCAGAAGTTGATCCAGCAAGTGTTAAAAAAATTGAACATTCTTTATCTTTAAGCATTTCACCAAATATTTCTGAAGCTTTAGCGGTATCTCTGGAAGCAAAAGACATTTTGCCCATAGAATCTATAATTTTTCTGGAATCAAAAGATGTAATATCTATGTGTTCAACAGGCTTATCTAGGAAGTTTTTTTTATTATGACCAATCTTCGATTTTGGATTGACCATTAGGCAACGAGATATTTTTTGGTATCTTCTTTTTCATACATTGACATTATTGCCTTGTCTTCTACTTCAAATATTTGATCAGAAAAAAATCCATTAAATTTTGTTCTAAACGTAATGCCATAAGCACCAAGTTGTCCTAATTCTATGTAATCATTCTCTTTAATATTATTTGGCAGTATAAAGGGGCCTTTCATGTAATCCATACTATCACATGTTGGACCATAAAAATTAAATGCTGTAAGTTTTTTTGAAATTATTCTTCCATTTTGAATCATTCTAGCCGGAAACACAATATTTGGAAAACCGGCATCAAACAAACTGCCATATGTTCCATCATTAATATAAAGTTTTTGTTTCTTTCTTAAAACTACTTTAACAATTGTGGATCCACTTTCTGCAACTAAAGCTCTTCCTGGTTCGCACATTAACACTGGTTGCTTTTCTAATTTTAGATTGTTCAAAGCTTTTTTTATTTCGAATATATAATTATTCAGTGATTGAGGTCTCAAATCTGGGTAAATAGTTGGAAAACCTCCTCCAATATTTATAAAATCTGGAATTATATTTGTTTTTTTTATGATATTTCCCATTTCGCCAATTCCTTTTGTATATGATATTGGGTGCATGCATTGAGAACCTACGTGAAAACTTAATCCTACTTTTGCAGAATGAGCCTTTGTTAGTCTAAAAAGGCCTAAAACTTCAGAACTAAGTGCTCCAAACTTTTTGGATAAATCAATCTCAGCATGTTCATTTGAAATAGAAATTCTTACAAATAAATTTAAATCTTTTGCAGTAATTTTTGATGACCGATTGTTGGTGGATTGAGTCTACCAAATGAAAATACAGCTGTTGCTTGTTTTGCTTCTAAAAATTTAGAGAATCCATCTATTTTTCGTTGTTCTCCAATATCTTCAAATTGTCCTCGTTTATACTTGTTAAACGATATAATATTTCCATATCTATCAAGTTTAATATCTTTGATACCAAATCTCATATCCATATTTTTCTTTTTCTTATCATCAGAAGCCATATGATCAAGATCTTTCCAATAGTGATTCATCTGTGTGACTTGTTGTTTTGAAGTCAATGTTCTTTCAGAAACTTTCTTTTTCATTTTTCTTTAATAAGCAATATTTCTTGGTGGTTGTTCCTTCTTCACAACTTCTCTTGTATAAATTTCTAAATCTATAGCTACATCCCACACTTTCATTGGCCACTTATGTACATCTGTTATATGTTGTTTAATTTCATCCTCTCCCCATACATCTTTAGTTGGGTGGAGGTTTTATAATATGAATTTTTTTAACCTTAATATTATTGACTATTTGTTCATCCCATGCATTATCTGTCATTCTTTTTGATTTTGTATAACCATATATTATATCACCCATTACCTTTTTATTCTTTTTAAGAACCTTCTCTACTCCATCAAAATAGTCTTTTATTACTAACCTTAATCTACTACCACCACCTTCTCTACCAGCTTTTAAATGACTTTTCATATTGCTCCAGAGTTCATATTCATGTTCTCTTACGACTGCATTTTTTCCCAATATTGGGGTGAGATGTTTTTTAACAAGATTCTTTATCAAAGTATTAAGATCTTTTTCTACTTTACCAAATTCGGGCCCTGTTCTACCCAATTGTGCATTTGCAAACCAAGACAATTCAACCCATCTTCTACCTGTTTTATCTACTTGACTCCATATATCATCTCTAGCAGATACAAGTACATCAGCATCCATTTCTACTACAACATGAACACCACCCGATGTAGCCACACCAGTTTCCATATAACGTGACATCATTGAGAAAAATGCTGAGATAGACTTCTTTCCTCCCTCAAGTCTTTTTAATTTTTCAAGTCCTGCTAAATCAGTTGTATGAAATACTGTTGTACGAATTGTATCTGGCCATATCCTTTTGAACATGGGCCCCGAAATAGGAATCTTTAACGCTGAAGAATCTGACCCAATATTAAACACATAATCCGATGTACTCTGTTGAGCAAATTCCCTTAGATATCCTTTGAATGATTTCATCTTTTATAAAGTTTCTTAAAATCTATTGTCATACTAACATCTTTTTTAAGTTTCTCTGGTGTTGTCTTTTTTAACTTGGCACGTTCAAAATAACTGTTTCTTCCATGTGTGGCCACAAACTTTAAAAACATATTTTCTCCCTTCACACCGACTTTACCTGTATACCAATAGTCTCCATCATTTGCAACATATTTTTCAGTATTATCTTTAGATGTGTCCAAATAATATTCTGTTTTTTCGTTAATCTCTGGATTAAATTCTTCAAATGATAATACCTTTCGTGCAGAACGGTCTATTTTTAAATTTTTAATAGTTTTAAAATATTTTTCTATTTTCTTTATTATGTCTGGAATCGACAATATACGCCGGGCACTTCCCAAATCATCCAAATACTTTTGAACATTCATCTTAGAGGGTTTAGAAACACCTAACGTAAAAAATTCTTTAAATGTTTTCATTTTAACAATCTCCCTATTGCCTTATAAGAAGTTTTGGCTTTCCTCACATCTCCTTTTTTTAATGCTTTGATCATATCTGATGCTTCACCACCCACTAAATCAGCGAGATTTTGGTCTTCTTGATAACCTTCATTCTTACCTTTTAATTCTTTATAAGTTTTCATTTACTCCAATTTTTCGCTGCGGTGAAGTTCTGATGTGCAAATTCAAGTCGATTTACCAACTTGACTGCTTTCCCCACTTGGTCTATAGCTACAAATCCTTCTGGTTGTGTAACCTTGTATCCCTTACTGGTTCTAACAAAAGTAGATGCAACTCCCTTTGCCTTTTCTAACTTACGAATAATCATGTCTTTTGCATCTACAAGAAGGTTTTGCATATCAAATATTGTTACTAATTTACTGGATTGTGAACGGAAAAATTTCATCAATCTATCCATGTTCTGTTGCTTGACTTCTTTGGTCTGAGCTCTTTTTACTTTCTCTACTTCTCCCTTGGATTTGTCATAAACATAAGCAATCAATCCGGCTGTGTGTTTTTTGGTATTTGTAATCTTCTCACCAGCTCGGACTTTTGTATTGTTGTAGGTCTTAACCAGTTCTTTGAGTTTTTCATCTTGAGAGAGCTGTCCTAAGAAATTGGAATCTATCTTACGAAAAGTTCTCCCTGCATCCGAAAGGACATTAGTTATATCAGTTGTTTCATCTTTATTAAAATTGATAGTTCCAGAAGTATCTTTGTATTCTGCGTCTGAAAACCATACTCCAGCATTCTTACTTAATCCTTTTAGATTAACAGAGAATGACGCTGACATACCTTCCAATGTCTTTCCACTATATGTGGTATGGAAAACAATTCCCATAGAAGACGATAATATTTTTGCTGCGTTTTCAACTGGAATTGCATAGACAATAGTATTTGGTTGGAAAGTTATGTACTGCTTTCCATCTATAGTTTCTTTTTTTAAGTCATCCTGAGTGAACATCATGTCACCTTGAATGACATCTTTTATACCCAATTTTGACAGTTCGGTGAGTGCTACCTTTAGTTTTTGGTTAAGACCAGAGCTCGGATGATTCCGATCAATGTCATCATGGGAATAATTTATCTTCGCATTCTTATTGAACACTCCCTTGGTGCCCACAAAGAACTGACCATTCTCAGGGTTAATTCCTGCGAAGATGGCTGGGGCGCCATCCCACTTCACCGTCACATTAACGCTGGATTTTGCATTTCCAGCGAGCATATCTCTTAGGGACTGAAGGAAGTTAATTGCTCCCCGCGTTCCCACTATACCACTATTTAGAACCTCATCTTCTAGGTGTTCTAAATGTAAATTCTTTTCTTCTGTAAGGAATCCATTGAAACTAAGTGTCATATTGTTATTTCCAGTTTTTAGCGGCTGGGTCTGAAGAAAATACGGTTTTGAACTGTTCCCAAGTTTTTATAGCAGAACCTTCAATTATAAAAGAATAAGCCTTGCTCTGATTTGTTCCCATTCTACAAGCGGTATAACTTGGTTCATTTGTTTTTTCATCAGCATCACCAAGAAGTGTTCCTTCTATAGTGTAAAACTTCCCTTGATTTGTATATCTGATTCCCATAACTGGCCAGTCAAATCCAGCTCCTTCTATTTTTTTATTTCTAGTATCT